ATGGCGCGAACAGTTTCAGACCATCCCGGCGGCAGCCTGACTGCACCGGGCAACAGCGACATAATCTCCTCATCCGTCAGCCCCTGCCACGGGCGCTGTGAATTGCGGTAGGCTTGCGAGTATTTACCTTCGCCTGTTGTTATGAACGTGTGGCATGGGCTGCAAAGGTTGCCAACAAATTTACCTTTATGCCTATGGTTGCTACATCCCTTCACGATACACGCCATCGGCTCCTGCTCTGCACATCGTTCACACTTTCCGCCGATACACTGGCTTCCGGTTTTGCAGAACGGCTCTGCCAGTTCTTTCCATTTCCCCATAGCTAATCTCCTAGTGTATTGGTGGAATATCATCCGGCGATGGTCTGTGGCATTTAATTAGCATTGCCGCAACATCATTAATGTCCATTTCGGCTGCGTCTGTGATGGTTTGCAGTAGGACTAAGCAGGTTGCCAGCCATGATCGAACATCCCCGCCCAGCTCTTCCTCCAGCAAAATGCAGACTCGCTCCAGAATTTTGTGGAGTTGTTCGGGGTTATCGGGGCGCATCTCGCATAGCCTCCTCAAATTCCTGGCGGCGCATCTCACGTTCTGCGGCTGCGTCTGTGTTTAAGTTGAAGAACCTAGCTTGTGCGCCACAATGGTGTTCGCTTTCCCCTTGACGTTCTGCAAAGCAATAGGGGAAGTCTTCTTCGCCTGTGACTAGGCTGATGATGGTTGTTTTAGGGTTGATACAGCGATCCCGCAGTCCATGCGGATTGCCATAAAAGTTGCAGTCAACGCAAAGTTTGACGTCTTTCAGGTAGGCCATGCTAATCCCCTTTCATGGGTCTAATCGTGCAACATTGCACAAAGTTAAATGTACTCTAAGAAAATAGTTTTCCGCAATGAATATTTACTATCATCATTCAGGTATTCATAGACCATCCATATCTGTGGATAAGTCTGTGGATAACTTGTGCATAACTATCATGGAACAGTTCTTGCAAAGATATAGATATAAAGGTAATCCTCCTTCGGAGTATTACTCGACTATTCTTTTTATCTCAATATAAAAGCATATATAGACTGCTTAAAAAATAAGCAGTTATCTTTTGCCAAACTTTGGTTTTTTAGGTTTGGCTTTGAACCCCATCGCTTTGAACCTAGCTGCGAGGTCAGTAGCTGCGGCTGGTGTGTAATCAAATTCCTGATCTAGGATGCTAGTCGGTTTGGTTTTCACTTGGGGTCTCGCACCTGGCTGCGGGGCCGGATGCTTGGGCGGGAATAATTGTTTTAGATTGGACTTCACTGCTCACCTCCATTTAAATAGGGCTGCGGCTTTATATACGGGCGCGTATGGCTGAAAAATAGGCGACAGGTAGTCAGACTACCATATCACCTAAAAACGGCTTAAAACGGCTCTAATCGATTTCGGTTTCGGTTCTGTCGATTCTGATCTGATCTTGACGATCAGCCTTGCCTATTTGATAACCGTCAAGATAAGCGGCTTCATGCGCTGCTATTTCCGGCGGAAACGGTACAAAACCTGCTAGACCATCGCGGTATCCGTAGTGTCGGAACAATGCTTCATTGTTTTGATTCATTCTAATCCCCATTGATTTGCCATTGCTTCCGCGATTCCTTGATAAGTTTCTGATCTGATTTTCCAGCGATCTTTACTTGGCGGCAATTTGTTCTGACCGGAATCAGTTTGATTGCCCCATCGCGGCTTTCCATCAATTATTCGCGGCTCGACGTATTGAGTCGGACGTAATGGCGGCAGGTTTTTTAACCAAAGACAAGTTGCTTTGCTGGCATCATGTCCAAATTGATAAGGTTGGATTGTCTGGTCTGGTTTTCTGATCTTCGTTGAAATAGCCCCTATAGGGTTCTCTAGCGCGATTTTGGGGATAGGGGCATCCAACAGTAGCCGAACGAACGAAAGCGCGTCCAACGTCATTTGAGCGCGTTCTGGACGCTTTTTATTCCAATGAAGGCCGGATGAACAAAGAAAAGTACAAGGCGGATGGGCAATCATCAAATCCCATCCATCATTCAAAACATCAATGATGTCACCTTGATAATGTTTGCCAGGTTTTTCAGTAGGTAGCAGATCACAAGACAGCGCGTCATGCCCTTTGGCTGCAAAGGCATCACGCACTATCCCGCTGTACTCACAAGCTATCAGAACGCGCATTACGCGACCCGCATGACGTAATGTGTTTGTGTCGGGCCGCTGATATCGACAGACTCGCTAATCAGTAAATCAGTTACGGATTCAATGTCATCCTCTGAATATCCGTTTTCTTTGCAGAAAAAATCCGACCCGTGAATTTCCGTAAAAAATGTGTTTTGTGATGTATTCCAGACGCAAATAAATTGCTCGTGGCCGTACATTTGATCTTTTTGCATTGTCTAATCCCCGTTAAATAGTATCTTTTTGGCAAGCCGTAACAATTGCGCCAATAGTGTAAAAAATACCAAAAGCAATAAATTCGCTTGTCGTTATATCTCCGATGAGATAACCGATTGCAGATACGGCAAAGCCGAAAATCACGGCAATGTATTGAATTTTCTTCATGTCAATGCACCTTATAAGAAACGTTTTTGATATTGCGATCCCAACAATCTCTGCAATCTAGGCATTTGTTGCCTTGTTTTGGCGCTTTACAAGTGAAATTGAACGTTGATGTCACTGTTGACGTATTGCCAGCATAATCAGGCGCTTTGCCGTCGATCATTGCACCAGATAACCGTACGCATAAATTAGCCGGGAAATCGCCGAAAGTTTCCCGATATTGATAGACAAGCTTTTTTTCTTTTGTCGGAAGCCAGAAACTAACAGAAGGCAAAGATTCTGCAATTTTGACAATGTTAAGCAAATGCATGAAGCTTTGTAAATCGCCACTATCATGCCAGCGAAAATAGGTTTCGCCTGATTTCCGAATAAGCTTGATCATAGAATCTACCCATGAAATCGAGTCCAATCCGTTTGCGCGCTTTGTATGAGCTTGCTGAACGCTTGGATACTTGTAATTTGCCTTTAGTGCATAGCACTCAAAACAGACTGACCCCGGTATCTTCGCAAGCTTGCTTCCGATATTGCAAGATTTGGCGCTTATGCCGTATGACAAGCCGGGCATTTTTGAGGGCTTGCCTAGTGATCCGGTAATTGATTCTGCAAGCTTTGCGGTTAGCTTAGATTCTGGAACGGCGAAAAGTATCGTCTGCATTGTCTAATCTCCAATCGAATGAAGGCCGGAATTAACCGGCCTAATTGATTTAATCGCGTGATGCGGTAAAGAAAAGCTCAGGAAAAGCCTTTACAAGGCGATGCAGATTTCCGGTATCTGCCGATGCGGCAGCTTCCCCAATATAAGCTGCAAAGCTGCCAAAGCGTCCTGAGCGTAGATTTTTAATTGTGTTATATGAATGCTCATCATTAGCAAGAATGAAGTCGCCTGCAAAGCCTTCTGGTGAATTATCTGGAAAAACGCTCATTGTCTAATCTCCATTGTGGATAACTTCTGATTGATGATTACTACATTAGATTATTATGCATGATATATGCCAGATCGAAATACCGCATAAATACTAGATCGCTGATTAAATTTTAATCACTCGCTTGCACCATTATATAGCAGTATGCACCATATTAGATCATTATGCACTATTATGGTTCGCTGATATATAAATATTAATTTGATTAAATTTTAATCAGTATAGTTATATAGATAACTATAGGTGTTTATCTGTATACATATATATATATATACAGAGTATCTAGGGGTTTATATATCTATACAGTAGAACTAGCCTATAGGTAACGGGTTTGAGAAGGGATGCCCTCTCATCACCTTGCCGGAAATACAATACTTTACGGCTAGGGGCATGGGCAGATTATCGTTATGCTCATACGGCAACCAGGCTGCAATCAATCAACCATCATTTCATTTTGGGCATGGTCAACCCAACAACAATGCCAGGTTTGTAATTGTCTGTTTGACACCGCTAAGTGGGACTTGGCCTTGAGTTGTGCGCGCCCTATTCACCTCTCCCCCCAAAGAAAAAACCAGTTTTCTGAGAATGCGTGTTTGTATGTGTCTGTGATATAGTGATTATCACAGGAGGGTGTATATGCTTATGAGTGAATATACGGGTATTAGGGTTGAGAGTAGTATTCCTATACCGGAGGAGAGGGTAAGTCGTCGGTATCCGCATGAGGAGATGGAGGTAGGGGATAGTTTCTTTATTGTGGGTGTGGCGTTGCAGGTGGTATTGAATGCGAACTGGCGGGCTGGGAAGCGTTTGCAGAGGAAGTTTATAGCCAGGAAGGATGGGGAGGGGGTACGGGTATGGAGGATTCTGTGAAGGTTCAGAATGGTCATGATGCTTGGCTGGCGTTGGAGAATGCCAAAAAGGATTACATGGAGAAATGTTGGGGTATGACCCATGCTCAGTTGTTTTCTGAGTTGATGCGGGTACATACGGAGTCGGCAAAGATGTTGCAGTCGGCGCAGGAGAAGATTGCGGAGTTGGAGCGTGAGATCGAAGACGATGGCAAATAGGAGGTTTTATGAGCAACGTTGTGGAGCTACACGAGGATTATGTGGACATGGAGCAGGATGATTACTGGCAAGCGGTACGCCGGATGAATCATGCGGAACTGGTAATGGAGTTACGGCGGGTGAATGCCCGTTCTGCTGGCCTTCTTGCGGAATGCTTGGCTGAACTCTCGCATTTGCGTAAGGTGATAGATGGCGAAGCCAGAACCTGAAGAGCAGTACCGGCAAGAGCTTTTATTGTCCAGACGGGTGTTGAAAGAGGAAATGAGGAAAGCTATCAACACGTTTTCTCCAGATGCTAAAAAGAGATTGGCGGCTGATTGGAAAGTTAGGTATAGCCCCGATATGGCAAAAGAGCTGCTACGGGTTGCCCGTGATTATGAGGCCCGTGATCGTATTGCCAACTGGAACCTGGAAGGTTTTGAGACAGATAGAAGGAAGAACAGGAAATGAAATACGCCTCTTATCTTGCCATTCTGTACTACGCCGCTATTGCGGCCTTCTCTGTCTTTTGGATGATAAATGCAATAACTGCCAAACCTGCCTTGCCCTGTACGGTGGCAGAGATTAGCCCTGACTTCTCGCCGGAAGATAGAGAGAAGTGCCGCATCTTGCGTACAAGGAAACTATGAAATTTAATTTGAATCAGTTTTACAAGTTCTGCACACAGTTAAAGATTGAGACAAAAGAGCAGGGCTTGCGGAAGATGGACAACCTGCTAGGTACGCAAACCTATGTCATGGATGAGATAGCTACGGGGTTGGCTGAAGGCGTTCACTTCTTTGTTATCTTGAAAGGGCGGCAACTTGGTATTACCACTATCTCACTGGCTTTAGACCTTTACTGGCATTACATCAATAATGGACTCAACGGAACCCTCGTCACAGACACAGAAGAAAACAGAGATATGTTCAAAGGCACTCTCACAGCCTATATGGACGGTCTACCGAAAGAGTACAAAATACCCATACTCTCCCACAATCGTAATTCGCTTGCACTCAAGAATCGCAGTCGAATCTTTTATCAGGTCGCTGGGCTGCGAGCAAAAGGAAGTCTGGGTCGTGGGAAGGGCATCACGTTCCTTCACGGAACTGAAACCTCGTCATGGGGTGACGAAGAAGGTCTAGCCTCCCTGCTGGCCTCTCTGGCTGAAACCAACGACAAACGACTCTACATATTTGAATCCACTGCCCGTGGTTTTAATATGTTTCACGATATGTACGTCACTGCCAGAAAAGCCCGTACACAACGCGCTATCTTTTGCGGCTGGTGGCGTAACCAGTTTTACTCTGTGCCTGGCGACTCCCAAATTTATAAAGTGTATTGGGATGGCAAACTGACTTCTGAAGAGAAAGAGTGGACAAGAGATATTAAGAAACTCTACAACTTTGAGATCAACAGCAGACAAATGGCCTGGTGGCGCTGGAAGCTGTTTGAAGGCATCAAGGATGATGCGCTGATGTATCAGGAGTTTCCCCCCACTGAAGACTATGCCTTCATCATGACGGGAACCAGCTTCTTCTCTAACGCCCGTTGTACGGACGCAATGAAGAATGCTAAGAAGATAAGCTGCGACCACTACCGCTATACGATGGGTGCTAACTTCCAGGATACGGAAGTGCTGAAGTCAACAGAGAAACTGTCAACCCTGAAGATTTGGGAGGAACCCATTGATACGGCTTATTATGTTATTGGCGCTGATCCTGCTTATGGCAGTTCTGACTGGGCTGACCGCTTCTGTATACAAGTTTTTCGTTGCTATGCTGACGGTATGGAACAAGTGGCAGAGTTTGCTACATCTGAGATGAACACCTACCAGTTTGCTTGGGTCATCGCCCACCTTGCTGGCGCTTATAAAAACTCCACCCTCAACCTTGAAGTCAACGGCCCTGGTCAAGCTGTCATCAACGAACTCAGAAACTTGAAACGCCAAGCCTCCGCTATTGGCGGCGCAATGGGGCATGACCTCATGAACGTGCTTGGCAGTATGAGCAACTACATCTGGCGACGTAACGACACATTAGGCGGCTTGTCTAATTCGATTGGCTGGCTGACAACTTCTTCCAGCAAAGAACGAATGCTCTCTTACATGAAGGATTATTTTGAGCGCGGCATGATGGATGTTTTCTCCGTTGATCTGATTGACGAGATGAAAACAATTATTCGTGAGAATGCAGCAATTCATGCGTCCGGCAGAAACAAAGATGATCGCGTTATGGCAGCAGCATTGGCAACCGCAGCCTACGCAGAGCAAGTACAGCCTAGACTCATCGCCCAAAAGATCACCCGCCATGTCAGCAGAGTTCAGGATGACAGCACACCAGAACAAATTGCTGTAGGCCGCAATGTTGCCGACTACTTAAAACGAATTGGGATTTATGGAAACCAATAACAAATTTAAAAATATTACGGTAGTCGCCATTTATGGCAATGGCAAAGGCTTGGATGCCGTTCATGCAATTCGTAAAACCTGCCAAGCACTGCCAGGATCGCAGCCCCTGCTCATTACCAACGAAACCTTAGATACCGATATACCGCAAAAACTCTTGGCTTCGCCTATGACGTATCAGGGATATAGCAATTTTGTTATATATCAACTTCATGCTTTTATAGAAACAGAGTACGCATTGATTGTTCAGCATGATGGGTGGGCATTAAATGCTGATAATTGGCGCGATGAATGGTTTCAGTACGACTTTATTGGTGGCTTGACCCATGCCGCCCTGACAGAAAACAATGAATTCATGACAGGGTATATGTATGTGGGAAAACCCAATCTGAAAATTGTGCAAAACGGTGGATTTAGCCTGAGAAGTAAGCGCTTTTTGGAAGCCCCGACCCGTTATGGCATTACTTGTGCAAGATTTGATGCTGATGTACTCAATAATGAGGATGTGCAGATTTGTTGCTTCTTACGACCCTATCTGGAGGCGGTTGGAATGCGGTTTGCGCCAGATGAAGAGTCAAAATTGTTCTCTTTTGAGCATTTATGCCCAATTACCCATGCCAATATCAATTTTCAGTCTATTTTTGGGCATCACAGCCGGTTTCGGCGGCTAACCGGCGAAAATACAATGGATTGGCTGCTAACAGAAGAGGAAACTCAGCGGGTGCCACATGAAATCGACATTTATAGACTATTCGAACATTATGGATACACCATCCACCGACGAGAGAGAGTCAGTTGAGGTTTTACCCAAAGCAGAACTGAAAGCTGTCGTAAAAAGGCTGCTTTTAGACAAGAAAAAGGTCATTCCAACCAAGTTATTTGCACAATTATGCGGAATTAGCCGCTACCACCTACACGAAACCTTTGTTTTAGAGACTCGACCTATCTCTGAAATAGTCCAAAGGCGTGTTTCCAGAGCATATTGCCTCTGGAGAGATGGCAAAGTCAGGGTCATGGTGCATTACGGACGTAAATATTTGGAGTACAGGAAAGAGCCAAAACCCATAGCTACTCGTGGATACGGCCTACAAATGACTTCTGAAGGCATCAAACTCAAAATAGGCATTAAAAATAAGTTTGATTATAGTGATTATCGTTTAGATGAAACAATGAAGGGGAGGTAATTATGGCGGTATTGCACGATTATAAATGCGACTTGCATGGTTTTTTTGAGGCTTGGGAGCCTGTTTGTCCTGATGGCTGTACAGAAAATGTCCAGATGGTCTTTTTACAGCCAGTAGGGATGAAATCTGATACGACCAAGCACAACGACAAAACCATCAACCAGTTGGCGCTCGACTTCAACATGACCAACATCAAGTCTGCCCGTGAAGGCGAGAACCAATCTGGCTTTTACACAAGAAACAATAAGCCCGTACCCAAAGACGTACCACCACCACCCCGCGAATCCCGTCCTGGCGATGCCGTGATGTGGGGCAACGTCGGCGGCAAGTTCAATATGGATA